CCACCTACATATATATAGTTATCATCTGCTGCTATTGCATATATATCCCCACCGTAACCCACTTCGCACATCTGTAAGAATGTACTTATTGCTATTTGAGGTTTATGACGTGTACCATCAATAATTGGATGTGGTGCGGATATTACACCCTCATCATTTGTAATAATTGTTTCTCCGTCTACCGCAACGTGCCCTAATTTTTCGTCTGTCGCCTTTTCTGCCAAATGCGAATTAATTGCCCCAACTACACTAGATTTTTCCGTAGTGTTGAGTGCGTCTAAAGAACCTATTTTTACATCTGGTGCTAGTTTTGCGTTACTTATACTGTTGTCCGCTACCCCACCGGCATAAATATCCGCTACTTCTTGCTTAGTAGCAAAAGAGGCATCTATTTCTTCGGTTAATGTGTTGTTGATATACTCTTTTATATCTGCTCCTGCTTTATCAAAGGCGGCTTTTAGCTGTGTTGGGGTTTCGGTTGGTCTATCTGCTAACTTTTGAATATTGTTGACATCAGTAGTCAACTTAGTTAATGCCATCTATTTCACCTCGCTTGTTGTTTCAGCAGTAAGTTTCAAGGCTAATAAGGTTAAGGATTCATCAAGCTTGTTATTTCTGAAGATAAACTTGATGTAAGCGTATTTCTTAGCCCTAATCTTCCTTCTATATGTTACTGGCGCTCTATTAGTAAGAAACGAGAAGTTGCCGAAGTCGATTAAAGCAAAGTCCAGTAAATTAAATGCAACTGAGATAGACCTCGGTTCACTTAGAAAAGTTTTATTAGTGGTGTATAAAGCATCTACGGAACTTTTACTCTCAGGTTGTACTGTTATCCATAACTTTCTAGTGTTTTTGTGTAGTTCATTTACTCCGAAATCAGTAAAACCTAGCTCTAACTCAGCATTTATAGGCTCTCCGTTATCGTTTACTCCGTCAAACACTTCAATAGTGCCTTTAGAACCGTAGTAAACAGTACCGTCTATATCTAAGAAACAAGTGGCTTCTATGTTGTCAAAGATATAGAAGGTATCGTTACCATAGTTCCAGATATACACCTTGTCGCCTACATTACACCAATATTCTCCTTCCTTTTGGTAGTCGAAGGTTACTGCATTGCGAAGATCAACGTTGGTTAATGATTCTTTTATGCGACTACTGACAGGTTCTGCGTTTCTTTCATCCTCTACGTTTGTATTTACCCAATACCAAAACTGGTTACCATAAAGCGACAAGGGAAGGTTTTTTAGGATTTGTACGCCATTATAGGCTACATTGCCAACCTTTTCGTTTAAATCGTATACAGGATAATCATAAGTATTGGTATTGGCAATAAATTCAGGAGGTGAATAATAGGTCCTATCTTCTTTGAAAATGATTTGCCTGTTATAGACTGCCTTTATATCCGTAATGGCAAATTCGTCTGTCCCAATAAGGGTAAAGTTAAATACAGGGAAATAATTAGCTTTTAAAGTCCCACTCCACGTTCTACGGTTCTTGGCATCAGGATTGCCCCATAAAAAAATGCAAGTGTCGTTACCTGGGCCGAAGGTCATAGCGTATCTGTTCTTGACAACTAAATCTCTGTGTGTTTCGTCTACCTTAGTCCACTCTATAGCAACCAAAGCACCGTTAGCCGGTGCCCCATGTGGCGAAGTACCACCTGCAAAATTAATGGTTCCAGCAGTTCTGTTAACTGTAAAATGTGTCCCTTCTGTCTTTGTTTCTCCATTAATAGTACAGGTTACTTCATCATCGTCTATGTCTGTTTCTACCAGTTGATAAGTAGTAGCGTTGCCATCACCTTGGAATTCTTGCTTTTTCCTACCTGTTAGTAAGTTGATTGGCTCAAATTCCGTACCACCGCCAGCAGGCATAGAAGCTATGACCACAGTTGGTACATAGCCTTCTACATCTTGGAAGGTTTCACCATCGTATTCTTTGTATTCGTGTCCGTTAATGAAGTAAAGTTTCGATTCAAAATAAAAAATACTCGTTTCGGCATCAGTCATAGCACCGATTTGAGTATTTTCTTTCGTTGAAAAGTTATATTCATAAACTTTCCCGTCATTGCATGAAATAAGTACTTCTTTGCCTTTAATGACGCCATACCACACGCCACGTACTGGCTTATTGTTCTCGTAGTCTATAAAGGTTCTGTGTCCTTGGCGTTTCTGTGCTTTGTAGTTTTGGGTTATCCTGAAGTTTATCTGCTTTACTGCTTGTCCTAGTAATATTTCCGTTTCGCCTATAGATTCGTTAAGTCCTAAGAACTTATCTATCACTATAGGTGATGGTGCTCTGCTAGGCGTAAAAACTGCCATCTATTCACCTCCTTACACCCCAAACTTGAAGGATAATAGGTCAATCCATTGGTAAGTATCGTTGGCTAATTTAATACAGATATATACCTTATCCGCTGTTCCTGACGGGCTTTGAATATAAAAGAGTTGCCCCCTATAAGCAGCACCGGCTGTCGGTAAAACAGTCCCCTTTTCTATCCCTGCAGAGCTAACCGCATTTTGCACAAAGGCTGTTGTCGCTATCTGTGTGGTGTTTGTGCCTGCAGAGGCTGTTGGTGCGGTAGGTATGCCTGTTAAAATTGGGGATTCTAAAGGTGCTAAAATTTTCATTTTATCACACCTTTATCCGATAATAGTTACTGTGTATTCGCCATTGGTAGGTGCAGTAGCAAATTTTAAAGTAACGGTATTTACGGTGGTCATTTCAACATCTGCTATAACCTGGGCGTAAGGGGAGGCGGTTTCCCTTATCATAACAACAACATCTCTGGTGTTTAGATTGTGTGTTACGACTATGCTCGTATCGCTGCCGTTTCCCACTGCCTGTGTAAATTTGTTGGTTTTTTTAGCCAGTTCATTAGTTACGGTCGTGGCAAAGTTCGGGTTTTCTCCTAAAGCATTTGCGAGTTCATATAAAGTATCTAAGGCTTCTGGTGCAGAACCAACTAAATCAGCTATTTTGGAATCGGCATAATCTTTTGCATTATCTTCAACACTGTCCAGGGCGCTTTGTAAGCCATCAACGTCTGAAATGCTGTGTTTTGCCGGGTGGGTATATACAGTTGTCTCGCTTCCGTTAATTTTGATGTTCCCATTGATAGCACTGCTTTCTACTTTTGTTGCACCGTCAGCAATTCCGCTCAACTTAGTCAAAGCATTATTAACATTCTCAGATAGGTTATCATCGGCAATAATACTGCTGGAATTGTTTATAGCCGCAACTATTGCTTCACCTGTCATTTGAGCGCCTAAAGAATCCGCTCCCACCCATTCGGTTCCGTTGTAAATAAACGCCCTGTTATCTGTAGTGTTAAAGTATATCTGGCCTTTTACCGGATTTGCAGGAGCCGAAGCTAATTGTTGCAAGCGAACATTAAGTATCTGGTTTTTATTCAGGTCAAGATTGGTTAAGATTTTCATGACCATACCACCTTTAGTTTAAATATGCTTTCCCTGAAAACTCAGAGCTAAAACTTACCATAAGTTGGTCTTTAGAAATATATTCAACATCCCCAAGAACCACGTTCCCTGCTGTATCAACTATAGTCACAGAAGGGTATTTGTCTAAATTATGTGTTATAAGCCATGTGGTAGAGGCTGTTATTTGGTCATAAATATAACTGGCCTGAGCTATTACTTGGCCAACCAGTTCTTCTATATCTGCATCTGTAAAATAATCCACACCTTTTACGGGTGTCCTTCCCGGCGGGCCTGGTGGGCCAGTTCCACCACCAGATTGGCTTATCTTTTTATCTATTTCAGAACTATTATAGATATAAGCAACTTTATTTTTCGCATACTCAACTCGTATTGGCATTAAGCATCAACTACCTCTCCAACGCCATATACATCTTCTATTGGAACAGGAGTTGCTTTATTCTGGCATTCTCTTTTTAGTTCCTCATACTTAGATTCAAAAAAAGTTACTAATTCTTTATTTTCAAAGGGAGCTAGTCTGGCAGCAATATAATATACAATTGCTTGGTCTGCTTTATAATTAACTTCAGTAGTATCATCAATGTCTGTAAAGGTTATTGGTTCTTCTTGTTCTTCATCCAGACGACAATACTCATATAATTCCTTATGTACCATATCAGCTAGGGGAATAGCTTTTAACTGCATATCCTTAACTTCATCTTCGTGTAGCATTTCTCCATCATCTGAGTATTCATCAAGCAAAGCTCTAGCTTTTAAAAATAAATCACTAAGTTTTTCTGCCATATTTTCACCCCCTTGAATGTTCATGCTTATAGTGCGCTAATAATTCTCCTTTATTGTCACATTCAAAACTGCACTTTTTGCATCTATAGGCTTTTTCTTCTTCATATTTAAACTTTTTCTTGAGTTTTTGAATCAGTCTTGGATCGTCTGTTTCATATTCTCCGTTTTCATCAAACCTGAATAATGGCTTAGATATTACCCTTCCTGTAAAAGGCTGCTTGCGCTTTTCTTTAACTAGCATATTAGGTTTCCCGTAAAACTTCATAATCCCACCTCATAGAAAAAGTGAGGGGGCAATTATGCCCCCTATCACTTAAATTAATTCTACATACGCCACTTTACACACATGATCTGTTTTAAGTTTATCCCCCTCACCAGGGGTAAGAGTAACTGCGATTTCTCCTTCCGAACCTTTTGCTCTTGCTGTTTCTACTTCAATAACTGTGATTTTCCCCTTGGTTGCGGTTGCAGTGACAGTCTTACCGCTCCAAAGAGTGCCTGCAGCGATAGATACAGCAATATCTTTTGTTGCTGTTGCAGTAGTAGGCCCTACTGCATCAATGATAAGTAACCCCCTTACAGCGGTAGGGGTAAATGTAAATACTTCTGCCCCACCACCAGTATTGGCAGTAGCAGCAGTCATTTTTAATTCATAAGCAGTATTAAACTTTTTCATTGTGCTTTCGGTTACAGCAGTTGGATCTGGCATATATTATCACCCTTTCTTTTATATTCCGGTTTCGGCTGCATAGGTCAGAGCAATGGTAGCAAGTTCTTTTGGTTTAACGACCTTAGCTCCGAATACATGTAGCCCTCTGATGTGCCACGAAAAAGCATTTTCAGCACGTAAGGCTTCAGACTTCATTAATGCTTCAGCAAAGACAATAGCGTTGTAAGAACCTGCCATGATTTGAGAGACAGGAGTGGTAGCGGTATTAACTACTTGGTTAGTGACGTAGGTGTCAAAACCTAAGATTTTCGCCCACATCATACCGCCTTTACC